AACTGGTATGACAAAAGCAGTAGTTAGATTTACTCTACCAGATAATTTCTTTGTGTTTGATGAGGATATGAGGTATTATAATAGAATGTATAATCCTAAAGCAGACGAGAACAACGGAGTTACAACGACTAAGTTTGATGTCCTATTCTCTACTGGAGTTAGATTAGAACAGATTAGCCTTATGCCTAGCGACCTTAGATATGGTTACGCTATAAACGAAATAGCAAGAGAACACGTTAGAGGTGCAAATAGTATGCCTGATAACGATTGTTGGTATGAATCTGAGTCTGACTTTATTCCTGAGACTTATTCTACAGGCAAAAGTTAATGTCTCTAAGTAGAAGTGAGTTTGTACCTTACGCACCCAAAGACAGAGGGGAGCAGACACATATACACCATTGCAAACAAGGTCATAATAATGACCGATTATATATAAGGAGAAATGAAGATGAGTCAATCGTTGCTTATTGCCACCATTGTGGCAAATCTGGCTATTCTTTTCCTGACAATACACAGATTAGAAAAGCTAAAGATGTTCACATACATACTTGGAGACATGGTAAACCTAGCTCTGAACCAAGTAGCACAAGTGGACAAGAAAACCTCAGAAAAGCTTGGGATAAAAAAGACAGCTCTTACAACAGACATAGAGCAACTTATGAAGAACAACCCTTTCTGATTAAAAGCCGTATTAATCAAGAACTTATAGATAAGTACGAGATTAAGGCAATAGGGGATAGGATTTATTTTCCAATTTTTGACTCTGCTGGAGAGAATTTGAAAGTTGTACTTGGCAGAGGAGATAATCCTAAATGGTTGGCTGAGTGGTTATCTTCTGATAAAACCTATACCCCAATAGGTAGTGGAGACACCTGTGTTGTAGTGGAAGATGTTGTGTCTGCTATAAGAATAGCAGAATGTGGGTATTCAGCACTCCCATGTTTAAGTAGTAGTTTAAGAGATTCGTTGTTGCCAAACTTAGATAATTATGGTACAATAGTAGTATGGTTAGATAATGATAATTCTCAAGTACTATCTAATACACTAAAGATTAAAAACAAAATCAATTTAATAAATGATAACGTCTGGATATGTAGGGGTAAGCAACCTAAAGACCTACACAACCAAGGCATAATAAAATACCTAGAGGGTTAATAATGGAATTAGATATATTATTATTATTATCTATTAAAGATAATTATTATAAGTATAATAAATATATAAAAGATTATACTTTAACTAAGGAATGTAATCTTATATTAAGAGATATGGATTACTACTATACCAAGAACCCAACATACAATATCGTTAAGTGGTCTGATTTTTCTACTTGGTTTTGTGCTGTAAAGCACTCATCATGGAACGAACAAGTATTAAAGACCTATCAGATTATTTTCAAAAAGCTAGAAAGCAAATCCTCTGGAGATATGCCAAACGAGGAGATTGTCAAACACTTTGTTACTATGGACTATGCCACTAAGATATTTAATGAGGTAGCCAAGATAGCAGAGGGCTTGTCAAGCGACATGACTCCAGTATATGACCTAGTAAACGAGCATCAAAACTCTATGCCTGATGACTTTGAAGACACCTCTGTACTTACGGATAATGATTTAGAAGATTATATTTTAGATGCCAGTAACCAATCTGGTTACGCATGGAGACTAGAGTGTTTAAACGACTCCATTGGTCATACTGGAATTGGAGATTTAATTTGTGTAGGTGGCAGACCAGATTCGGGAAAGACTACGTTACTAGCAAGTGAAGCTACACATAGAGCCAGTATTATGCCGCAAGGTAAGCACGTTATATGGATTAATAACGAGGAGAGGGGGCAGAAAGTTAGATTGAGACAGATACAATCTGCCATACAGAAGTCAAAAGATGAAGTGTTTAGTAATGTGCCTAAAGCGATAGAGGAATACCAAGCGGTAGTGGGCGGAGAGAATAGAATAATTATAAAAGACTCCGCAAGCGTAGAGGTAACAGAGGTAGAGAAACTTATAAAAGAGTACCCGCCCGCACTTATAATAATAGACCAGTTAAGTAAGCTAGTAAGCACTAAGAGTGGGAAGCTCAACGAAGCGCAGAGAATACAAGCGTTGGGAGAACAGGCAAGGCAATGGGCAAAAGACCATTGTACTGTTATCTTTACTATTTGGGCTGACGGCTCGGCAGAGGGAGAAAAGTGGATAGAAATGAACCAGTTATACGGAAGTAAGACAGGTGTTCAGGGAGAGTGTGATGCTATAATTACAATAGGACGTAGCAACGAAGAAACTGTTGCCGACAGAAACAAAAGGTACATATACATACCAAAGAATAAGATATGTGGTGGAGACCAGTTATTGATTAATGGCAAGTTTGATGTTGCAATAGAACCTGTCAAGGCGAGATTTAAAAATGGATAGTAAATATTATGTAGTTGATGTGGAAACTACTGTTAATAACACAGACAAAGATAAAAAGAAATGTGGTCTAGCAACTCCGTTTGATGATAACAATAGGATAGTAGCTATAGGAATAAAGACAGCAGATGTTATAGCACCAATACTATTTTATGAGCAAGAGGACGGAATGGAATTTGTAAGAGCAAAGAGAACAGGAAAACTATTACAGGGTGCGGAGAAACCTAAAGGATATCAAGACCATAAACAGAAAGAGTGGTGTAATGATTATATTAACTCTGTTGTTAAATGTCCTATAGTAGTAGGTCATAATATATCGTTTGACATTTGTCATATACTTAAAAACACAGCTATGAATCCGTATGTAGAGGAACTCCGTAAAGGTATACTAGAAAATAAAATTGTAGTTTGGGATTCCATGCTAGTAGAATATATACTTAGTGGGCAGTCTTGGAGATACCCCTCTCTTAATGGGGTATGTGAGAAGTATGAGTTACCAGTAAAAAATGATGAGGTTAAAGCTCTTTGGGATTCTGGTTGCAAGACAGAGGATATACCTAGCGATATGTTGTTGGAGTACCTTGAACATGATGTTGAAGTTACTGAACAGATATTTAAAAAGCAACTAGCAAGAGTTGATGCAGAGGGGTTAAAATCAATAGTGTTTGATGAGCTTAGAGCTAGAATGGCTACTATAATTGCTGAGTATAATGGAATGGCATTTGATGAGGTACACGCTTGGAGATTACATAAGAAACTAGACTGAGAGATAGAGTATATGGAGAGCCAGTTATTAGAAACTCTCTATAAACATAATGATGTAAAAGAATACAGCAAAGAATTTGAGGATAGTATTAACTTTGGCTCACACGACCAAGTATCTGCTATGCTTTTCGGTGGAGTGTTAAAGTGGAAAGAGGCTAAGATAGTAAATGATGAAAATGGAGACATAGTAGTTTATAAGTCTGGTCTAAAGAAAGGTGCTATTAAGTATAAGAATATGGAATTTACTAAGGAACTTAAAAGTATGTTTGAACCTAAAGAAGAATGGAAATCTAAAAAGGCAGGAGTATTTTACACTTCTGATGAAGTATTAAATGAGATACAAACCTACCGCATAGAAAAGTACAGACCATTTGCAAGTTTAATTCAAGACCACAGAGAAGCTAAAAAGGAAAGAGACACCTACCTAACTGGATTAACTAAAGTTTGTTGGGAAGATGGATTACTACACCCTACGTTTAATCATGTAGAAACTCCAACAGGGAGATTATCATGCAGAAACCCAAATCTACAGAATATAACAGCAAAGAAGTAAAGAAAGTGTTAGACAACGATAAAGAATACCAAGAGCTACAAGATGACTACGACAAGAGTTGGTGGCATCAACTAGACTTAGAGTTAGAGCAACAGTTTGATGAGCAAAAAGTTATAGACGACATAAATAGAGATTGCTGTGGTTCTGATTGCTGTGAGGACGTATCAAAATGAAAGACATAACAATAGTGGTATTGCTTGTTGTAATAGCTATCCTTACTGGGGTAATAGATGCTACTCTCTCTTTAAACGATAAGAGAACAGAAGATTTTGTACTAGAAGATTTATACAACCCTACGGGTGAGTGGTGTTTTCCTAGCGAATATAATCAACCACTTCCAGTAGATTGTCAATTTCAAATCACTCTTTTAGGAAAGGAGATAGACTAATGAGCCCAGATAATATAAAAGAACCACAACACTATACTAAGTGGAAGATACAACCAGTACAATTTATGATAGAAAACGAGATACCTTACGCAGAGGGTAATGTTATAAAATATGTTATGCGGTGGAGATACAAGGGCGGTCTTGAGGACTTACACAAAGCGAAAGAGTACATTAATATACTTATAGAGAGAGAGATTGCTTGCCAAGAAGTAATGGACTCGTCTCAGATATTAGAGGATAAGGTAAACAAAAATGTCTAATATAAGAGAGTGCTTTAAAAGTAGGAGAGAGTTTGGTAAGCTAGTCGAAGCAGACTATTCTCAACT